GACGGACCGAAACCAACGGTCGAGCTTTGTAAATATGATCAGATCTATTTTCCCCGCCTCCACATCATCGAGAAGCCTCTGGAGCTCGTCGCGGTCCGCCTTCGTTCCAGAGATTCCATCGTCGAGATATTCCCCGGCAAAGGTCAGATCATCTCGATCGTCGATATACTTACGTAGTGCGTCGCGCTGCGCAGGAATCGAGTCGCCTTCTCTGGCCTGCTTGTCTGAGCTCACGCGTAAATAGATGGCCGTTCGTTTCATCCATGCGCCTCCTCTTCTATTTTCTGCACGTCGTCATTCTCAAAGTCATTCCGTTCAATGTGTCGGATGGCATGATGGTAAGCTTTTACTCTTCCGGCATAAGAAAGCCGCGCATTTAAGTAAACCGTGTAACCATCCAGGCACGGTGTCACCATCTCATCAACCCTCCCGGGCAGATCTACGATATAAACATAAATATCAACCATCTGGATTTGTCTTTTTAAGCCTCCTGAGTAAATCGGCCGCCATTTGAAGATCTTCCGGGCGACTGTCCTGCGCTGCGTCAAACAGAATCCTTAAATAAGGATCATCAAAAATCTGCTGAGCGGTCCTTGCGGTGTCTCCGCTTATGTAGTAGCCGGGCTGTGCTTCTGGCTGAGTGCCAAGCAGATAATCGGTGGTCACGCCGAAGTGCTCGGCGATGGCCTGCAATCGGGACGACGAGATATTGCCGCCGTTCTTCAGCTTACCGATCGACCCGCGTCCCCATCCCAATTCTTTCTCGAGAGCAGTCACTGCGATGTTGTGACTGTCACAGAGTTCTTTGATCTTGCCATAGACAGACATACTTCCTCCTTGAAAATAGAAAATAGTCTACATTCGCTGTTGACAAGTAGAACTCGTTCTACTACAATATAGTGCAGGTAGAAAAAGTTCTACTTTCGACGGTTAGTAGAATATGTGAATGATTTTGTGTGGTAACTGAATTATAGAATATATTCTACTAACTGTCAATAAATCTGTAATATTTATGTGACTTTTAGAGAGGAGGTAGCGAATGGTCTACGACAAAGTTGTGAAGCTTTGCAGAGAACGGGACATACCGGTCACCAAACTCGAAGACATGGCGGGGCTTGGACACGGAACGATCGGAAAGTGGAAAAATGTCGACCCTCAGATCGGGAACGTGAAAAAGGTGGCCAATGCTTTAGAGGTGCCGGTCAGCTATTTGTTGGATGAGTCCTAAGAAGGTGAGGAACGACATGGAAATCAGAGAACACGGGACACTGGACATCCAGAAGCTGCTCGGTGTCCTGTCTGACATCCTGAGCGACAGATATAAGGTACAAATCACGGTGACTGCGCAGGAAAAAGATTAAGGAGGAGACCATGAGAGAAAATATCATATTTTTTTCAATACTCATTGCAGCGGGGTCTGTAGAAAAGATCCCGGACGACTGGCACGCGCTGGCGCTCTTCTTCGCCGCTTTTGCCGTCGCGGTCATTGCGTTTTTCTGGCCGGAGAGGAGGAAAAAGAGAAATGTTACACGTCGCGGTCATTATACTCGCGTTCGCCCTGATGTCTCAGGTAATGCTTACAAGCACATTGCATAGAAGGATGAGGGCGCTCGAAGAGGAGCACGACCATTTGGTCGAAAAGGTCAGGGACGCACTGAAAACAACGGCAGAAGTCGTTGAAAGCATGAATAAGAGGACTAGCGGAGTTATCGAAGTCGCTGACAATATCCTCAAGATGGCGAATGATGTGATCGCCGCAGGGGATGAACAGAACAAGGAGATGCGGGAACTCAGAGAGAAATTTGAAAGCGCATGGAATCTGATGAAAGGAGACGAGGATGGGAATTGCTGACGCATTTGGAAGAGAAGACCGATTTGAAATCAAGACGGAATCATTCATAAGGATGGTGCAGGAAGCGGCAAAGGCAGAGGCGAATCTGCGTGCGGTGACCAACATGGTAAATTGCGGAGTACCTCATACGTACATCCGCGAGATGCTGACCGGCAGGAAAGAAGAAATCGAGCTTTTCGTGGCCGAGGAAGCAATCACAAGAGTGTCGAAGGAATTCGGCGAAAAGGAGGATGTGGCCGATGACGACATTTCGGAATGACAAGGAAAGAATCGCGTTTCTGGAAGACTACACCAACAGCGAAAATGGATGGTATCTATTCCGGAACGACATCCAGATGCAGAGAAGGGCGTGGGCGCTTGACCTGATCGACGGCACGACAATCATCGTCGAGGAGGAAGTTCGCACTATCACGTGGCCGGAAACGCACCTGAAATGGATCACGATCGCATGGTTCATCATAAAGGACGATGGGAAGCCTTACGGTGACTGCAGGGGCAGCAGGACAATGGCATTGGCCAAATTAAAGGAGGTGGAGAAGAGTGAAAAGCTTAAAGGAAACGGCTGAGAAGATCAGCCAGAACGCCGACACGGCGCTCGAGCTCCAGAAGATCACGCAAACCATAAAGAATGTTAAGAAGTTCAACATGACGAACGACGAAAAAGACGTGCTTATGAAGGGCATCGTCATGCAGCTGGAAGTGATCGCGGGAGCCTGCGGAGAAATCTGGTGGGCGGCGCGGGATCTCGAATCCTTCGCAGAAGGAAATCAGCCCGCCGAAGAAGCGGAAAGAGACGACTAAAAAGCAGCCCATAGGAATGTGCGAGATTCCACAGGGCTGCATCACAAAAATATTCTACAAAGGAGATTATACCATGGAAACAATGAGAGTAAAACTGACATTTTTGGATGAGATTTTGGGGACTGCATCTTCTGACCCGGAGATTCACCGCTCCTATATCGCGAGCAAGTCTCCGGAGGCGACCACGATCGAGGAGGAGCTCGAGACCCTGACCGTTGACGAGGTCACCGAGAAGGGAATGACCATCTTTTCTAAGGACAAGGACGGAAACCCTGTCCTTTGGAACTACCAGATCCGCGGATTCTTCAAGAGTGCCTGCAGCGCTCTAAACAAGGTGAAGGGGACGAAGTCTTCAAAACTGAAGGCTTACAAAAAACAGATCGATTTAAGAATCTTTGTATTCGAGGACGCGGACAACCGCGCGAACAGAATGATCCCCATCAAGATGCACGGCGAGATGGGCAACTGCCAGAGGCCGCTGAGAGCCTCCACCATGCAGGGCGAGAGAGTGGCTCTGGCCAACTCCGAAGCGATCCCGGCAGGCTCGAGCATTGAATTCGACATCTTGATGCTGCAGCCGGAAGACAGGGAAATGATCGAGGAGTGGCTCGACTATGGTTCCTTAAACGGCCTCGGTCAGTGGAGGAATTCCGGTAAGGGAGCATTTACCTGGGAACACGTCAAGAAGGAAGAGAAAAAGAGCAAGATCCGCTCGATGAATATCTGGAAAGACTGACCCGCATCCGGCCAAAGAAAAATAGCAAAGCAAAGGAATCGCAGAGAGCAGTATAGCCGGGAATTGTACTGTTCTGAATGGTGCAGAATAGTTTTGCGAGAAAAAGCAAAGCAAAGGCAAGGTTTGGCGATGAACGGTTTGGCAGAGGATTGGCGTGGACCTGTTTCGAAACGCGACGCAAAGGCACAGCCCGGCGTGGATCGGCATGGGAATTGATAGGCATCGAAAAGATGGCAATGGCAAAGCTTGGACCGGCGAGGATTGGATCCGCGAGGGAATAGAACGGCAGAACATAGCCGGGGAAGTGAATAGACCTGAGATGCTCTGGAATTGTACAGAACTGTTGCGGAATAGATAGGCGCAGGTTGGCTATGCAAAGGATTAGCCATGCAAAGATACGATGAGCAATGGCATAGCTGAGAAGAGTACTGCGATGCGCTGGCTGAGCTGCGCTACGCAGAGGAGAGCATGGGCGAGGCATAGCCCAGAAATGGAATAGCGAGGAATTGAAATGGAATCGCATGGCCATGCCCTGCCCAGCATTGTGAAGCAAAGGAAATGCGAGGACAAGATTTGAAAAGCAACGGCAGAGCCCAGTTTAGCACGGATAGGCAATGGCAACGAATTGATTGGAGCAGAAGAGCATCGCGAGGGAATGGCATCGACACGATGGGAAGAGCTAAGGAACGGCAACGTCGCGATGGGAAAAGCTATGGCATGGTAAGGCGATGATACGCGTGGCGCTGATCCGCGGCGGCATGGTTAAGAAAAACAACGAAGAGCAGAGGCGGGGCTCGGTGTAGATGCGTGAAGGCGGTGAGTAGAAAGGTCTGGCTTAGGCGAAGCAAAGAATAGCGACGATTTGCCGGGGAAATGCAATGAGGGGAGGAGCGTAGGAGTGGAATCGCAGAGGCAAGGCTCGGTGTAGAATCGCATGGCAAAGGATCAGTACCGTATTGTACTGCGAAGGCAATGAAGAGATTCGCCATGGCGTGGATGAGTGAAGAGCTGTAGAGGCGTGGCTTTGCATGGCATAGAAAAGCCTTGGAAAAGAAATGAGCTGCAAAGGCAGTGAAGTGAACAGCAATGTCTCACAAAGCGAAGGCGTAGTACAGCTATGTTCTGCAAAGAAAAAGCCTGGCACAACACAGCGTAGCTGAGGAAAAGAAAAACACAGGGTTGCTTAGCCGGGGCAATGAGCAGAAACGTCAGGCAAGGGCAGAGTCTCGAACAGACTTGTATAGAGGCGATTCGCTTTGGCGTGGAATGGAGTCGTTTTGCAAAGGCATCGATGAGCATGGCGCTGATCCGCGGGGGCACAGCATATCATTGTGAAGCGAAGCATAGGCGTAGATTTGCGGAGCACGGCAAAGGCTATGAATCGATGGGCTAAGGCATAGATTGGAATTGCGTAGTCACGGCTTAGTTTAGCCCTGTCAAGCATGGGAACAGCTTAGTCTAGCACCGCAAAGGAATGGAAAAGTGCTGCAAGGGCATGGTACAGGCACCGTTCAGCCTGGAGCGGAATAGAGCAGAAATGGAACAGATATGCGACGTTAGGCGGAGGAAAGGCAAGGCAATCTCTAGCAACGCATGGGAGTTGATAAGCAATGCTGAGACAGGACCCGCGAAGGAAAAGCATCGAATTGAGAAGGCAAGGACAAGAAAGAAAATGCCCGGGAAAGCTTAGGAAAGGAAGTGAATAGAAAAGCTGTGGAAGAGTGGAAAGAAAAGAGATTGATGAGGATGGACGAAGCTCTTACGAAGATCGATGAGGTGCTTGAGGACATGGAGGTGCTTGAAGGAATCCCGCACCTGATCATTGCGGCGGCATCTATCAAAAATGAGGAGAGCAGGAAGAAGGCAACAAAGTCTCTGGTATTCCTGTATGGAATATTAGATGGAAGGATCAAAAGAATCGACGCCCTCGTCAATGAGGGGATGACCGTTCCGGAGGACAAAGATGAGTGAAGAGGAAGCGAGGGCCGTGCTCAGATCGGCGCCGGATGGAAACATCTGGAAGAGGCTCGAAGCTATATTAACGGCCAGAGAGATTCTGGGAAAAGGATGCACGGCAACAGAGATTAAAGCGTGGGCGAAAGGAGGGGACAATGTCCAGAATTATCAAATGTGACCGGTGCGGAGCAGAGATCACCGGCGAAATCGGATATGTGTCTGTCCGGATCCGGACAGAGAGCGGAGAACTCACGGGTGAAAACATATTCGAGAATATGGACTATTGCCCGACCTGCACGCACCTGATCAGAGAGTTTGTCAAAGGTACAAAGCCCACCAGAGAGAAAGAGGTCACAGAGAAGACGCCCAGAAAGAGAGGCGGCCTCGATGTGGAGAGGATGAAAGAACTCAGAGCGCAGGGGCTGAGCGCGGTCCGCATTGCAAGCGAGATGGGCGTCACGGCGAACACCGTTTACAAATATCTCAACATGGAGGCTACATGAGTTATGGACACACTAATAGCTTTCATAGTCGCGATCCTGTGCGCCTGGGTGATGGGACAGTCCGAATAACACCAGATCATGGCAGTGAGGAGCGCCGCAGGATGCTCGAGGCGGCGTATCGCCGGGACGTGGAGAAGCTGAAAATAGCAGAGGCAAGAAAGAATGCAGGGGAGTCGTGCAGGCTCCGGGGAAACATTAGAGCGTTCCGCCAGCTTCTGCATCAGGAATATGGAGTAGATATCGATGGAAAATGAATTGAAGATAGGATTCTGCCATTACTGCAAACACACGGTGATGGTTCCGGCTTCGGCCGGAACCACACAGGAAGATTGGGACGCAGAGGCGACGCTGCGGTGCAAATGCGGCGAAGCCTCAAAGATCCGGTGGAGGCAGTGCGTCCTCGAACAGTTCAAAGAGGACATTAAGAATTTTGATATCGGATTAAAGACGAGGGAGTTATTGGTCGCTGGTGCGGAGCTGATCGCTGACGGCGTCCTCAAATCGGTGACCATCAAGACAGATTTGGACGCCACCGTCCAGATCACGCTGAAAGGGTCAGCGATATTTATGAGGAAAACCATCAAGAACACGGAGGAGCTGCTCAGTGAAGGGAATTATAAACAGTGACAAGAAGGGCTACTGCTACAGGTGCGGACGGGCTTGCCAGACGGAGAAGCATCACATCTTCGGAGGGGCAAATCGAAACCTATCGGAGAAATACGGCTTAACGGTCCACCTGTGCCATGCATGCCACAATGAGCCTCCAAACGGCGCCCACTTCTCTTCGGCCACCGCAGAATGGCTGCACCAAGTCGGGCAGCGGGCCTTCGAAGTAAACAGATTCAAGGAAGGCGACACCTGGGAGGAAGCAAGAGCGGAGTTCCTGCAGATCTTCGGCAAGAATTATTTGTGAGGTCACAATGTTAATAAACATAGGAAAGGCATATATCAGAGCCGAAGACATCCGGCAGATCAATGCCGTAGAAAAAGGAACAGAAGAAGACAAGAAATTCGGTTTGGAGATCTACACAAACCGGGGAAACTTTCGGCACTTCTGCTAAGGACAGACAGAGAGAAAGGAACTGCTCTCGAGGATCCTGAGGCAGATGAACGGCCCGAGCGAGGAGCTGATCGAGATCAGGAAGCAGCTGGCGAACATCAACGCCAGGCTCAACCAGATCGACAAGAAAATGAAAGCACTGCAGTAACTATTTTTTACTGCTCATGTATTCGACACCAACAACAAACTGCGCGATTCACAGAGGCGGCCCGCAGTGCGCCGCCTCGGAAAGGAGAATCCGGGACGGTAGCTCAAATGGAAGAGCACAAATTTTAGTTTTTGACTTTTGTTTTTGTTTATCTCCTTTTGAAGTTTGTTATTTTGCTTTGCTCACTTTTAGTTTTGGTTCTTATGCATGCCGGTTCGAATCCGGCCCGTCCCATTAAGGTTTTGCCGAGGTAGCAACCGAAAACGCCCTACTTGCACAGGGTGATGAATCTCGGCAGCAGTGCGGTGGAAATGGGAAGAAGGCCCTGCACTGCTCACAGTGATCCCAGGTTAGGGGCTTATGCCCGGGTTCGATTCCCGGGTCACTGACGAAGACGACTTCGTTATTGCTTTGTTCTACGTCTCTAAACAAAAGCATAAAAGCAAGGCAGGGTGTGAGCCATAGAACACCAGGACCGCGTAGTTGACACCCGTCGGTCTCAAAAGATAACGGGAGTCTTCCTATATTTAGAAAACCAAGGGCGAAAGCCCTTTAAACAGTTCATAAGGATATTAAAGTTAGGACACGGTGATGGCATTCAAACGGATGAAATACAGATTAACCAATTCCATAGAGGTGATCGAATGCCATACCGCCAGATACGGAGCGCCGGGTCAGCCGAGACAGAAAAAAGAGAAGCCCACCATGGAAGCGGTGAGGAAGAACAACCAGAGGAGGAAAGAGAGAAGAAGCTCCCGGATGGTCGACGCATATTTTAATCACGATGATTATTTGCTCACGCTGACCTATAGAGTGGAGTGCAGGCCGAAGGACATCAACGAATGCAAGAAGCATCTTGCTAAATTCTTTCGGCAGCTGAAAAGAGAATACGCAAAAAGATTCTTCGAGCTCTTCTGGATCCGGAATATCGAGGTCGGGCCAAAGGGAGCATGGCATGTCCATGTGATCATGAATCGAATAGACGGCGCTGACTTCCTGATCAAAAGTCTCTGGAAGCAATACGGTGCCGTCTTCTTCCAGTTTTACCAGGACAAAAAGGACAAGGGCGAAGACATCGGAAAGTACATCGCCAAGAGTGAAGTCTCGGCGCCGGACAAGATCGTGCAATCGTCATGGTCACATTCCAGAAACATCAAAGAAGTGGAGCCGGAGGAGACAGTGATCACCGGGCAGTCAATGAACGACAAGCCAAGAACGCCCAAAGGCTTCTACATGGACAAGAACAGCTATCACGATTTTATCAACGAAGAGGGCTACAGATTCCGGGAGTACGTCTTCCGCCGTCTGGATCCGGTCCGCATCGACCACAGAATCAAGCCAAAAAGAAAGAGCCGGGCGAAAGCCCGATTCAATACCCGCAGAGCGAAACAATAAACAAGCAAAAACAAAGAAAGGAGGTTCCCTCCTCCAGTGGTCTGTTAAAGTTTCTCGTCAAAAAAATGATAACAAATCTGCCCGCCATTCTGCGGGGGCGGGCATTTTAAGGAGAATGTGGAAATGGATGACACAATAAGCAGACAAGATGCGATCGATGGGGGTAGCGGTACATGATAGCAATTTACACGCAAAACAGGCAAGCGGTCTGGAATTTCGCAGACATATCGAGGTTTCACGTAACTGGCAACGGGACAGGTATTCAGGCGGTGGCGAAAAACGGAGCCGGTGGTGAAATAGCAAGGTATAAAAGCCGCGAACAATGCACATATGTTTTAGAGATGCTTATGTCTGCGTTTGATGCGGATGAGCGAACATTTATATTCCCGACAGAAAAGGAGCTTGAACATGCGAAACAACACGGTGCAACAGGAGGAGGTAAGAGGCATGGTAGTTCTTGACCATGTACCTGAAGGTTGGAAAGTTGTTAGTGGATGTACAAATGCGCCAGCGGGATACCGCTTCGTCAACAACAATAAATCACGATTTGGCGGCGAGTATCAGCACGCACTTGTTAAGGAGGATGTAGCAATTGAATGGATGAACTGATAAGCAAAAGGGCAGTGATAGAAGCCATTGAGAAGGCAAGGGCGAACGTAGGGCACAATCTGGAGCACTCGATTGGTAAATCGATCATCGAGATTCTGGACGATGTGGGCAGGGATGTTAACAGACTGCAGCCCGCACAGCCGAAGAGGGGGAAGTGGATATACGGCGAAGATTCAATAGCAGATGGCGTGGACGGATACAGATGTGACCAGTGCGGATTTTTCGTGCCGTGGGACTATCAGCACAAGAGCATTGATTACATCAAAGATTATAATTTCTGCCCGAATTGCGGAGCAGACATGAGAGGAGAGATATGCGAATAATATTCAAGGCATTGATGATTATTGTGACCGTGATTATGTGCTTCGCGGGCGTGATCGCCATCATGGTGTGCGGGGCGACGTTTGTCGCAAGCCTCGCCTGCGGAGACTGGGGAACGGCGATCGTGTCGTTATGCTTAATGTCGTTTGCCTGGGGATGCATTGATTTAACACTTAGGGAGGTGGGAGGATGAAAGAAGACGTATATGAAGTGCTTGGCATTGCTACCAACACAGTAACGGATGAAAACCTCGTAGTGTGCAGGAAAGTACAAGACCCTGTCGGAATCATCTGGGAGCGGCCTGAGCAAAAGCGATTCGAGAGAATGGACACAGAATATGTTTCCGAAACAAATGACGGGGACACAATCAGCCGCAGGGCGGCGATTGACTACTTCGTCGCAAACGTAGGATTCCACGACGAAGACGGATATGAGATTGAGGACGAATGCGAACTCAGAAAGATATGGACGGGTTACTTCGACGGCATACCGCCCGCAGAGACCAAGATAATACGATGCAAGGATTGCAGACGCAGAGATGAATTTGGATGCTGCACAGCCTGGACGGCGTTGGCGATTGGCAAAATCCCGGTCGCTACGGATGACGACGATTTTTGCAGTTATGCGGAGCAGAGATGAAAGAGGTGACGGAATGAGCCCTATCAAGTTAAAGCCTTGCCCGTTTTGTGGAGGCGAGGCGAAGATTAAAACTACTGTAGATACAAATCGTTTGCCTATATATATCACCGCATATATCCGATGCGAGGAGTGTGGAGCGTATACGAAAGACGTTGATGACATAAACAGAGACGGAATGAATATATTTACAGTCATTGAAGCATGGAACAGGAGGGTGACGGAATGAAAATCATATTCGTGCTTAGAAACGGATTTACATTCGGCGTTACTTGCGAAGAGTTTACCCTTAGCAAAAACGGACTGGGGGATTATTCGGGATACGAAATCAAAGGAATCAAAGACAACAAACCGATCTTTATTAGGTGGGAAGATGTTGTGCTTGTGTATAGGGCAGATATGGATAAAGAGGTGACGGAATGAGCGAAGCAATAGCGTTTATAGCAGGAATAGTGGCGATGGGCATAATGTGGTTCATCAATGACAACTCAACGGAAACGTCTCCATATCGCAGAGGATTTGAGGACGGATACAGAAAAGCAATGGAAGATTACAAACGCAAAGAGGAAGAAGGGAACGAGACATGATCGACAACCTTATATCCTTAATGCTCGGCATCTGGCTGGGCGCGTGCAGTGGCTTTATATTCGCGGGACTGTTCGGAGGTGTGAGAGATGAGGATTGATGGGCAACTGACTCTGGGAGATGTTGACCCGAAATATCAAATGTTCGTTGATAAGTTTAGGCCAAAAAAGACAACAGACGATTGCTACACGCCAACAAACATTTACAATCTTGTTCTCGATTGGGCGGCAAATGAATACGGATTCGACAGAAACAACGTTGTGCGCCCGTTTTGGCCGGGCGGGGACTATATGACATTTGATTATCCAGAAGGCTGCACGGTCGTAGACAATCCGCCGTTCTCGATCCTCGGACAGATTATAAATGACTATAACAGGGCGGGAGTTAAATACTTTTTGTTTGCTCCGTACTTGTCAAATCTAAGCAGTGGCTACAAAGCGTCGCATATTATCACGGGGTCAGCTATTACTTACGAAAACGGCGCAGACGTTCCGACGGCATTCGTCACAAATCTTGACAGGTATTTGCTACGATCCTGTCCCGACTTGACGAAACGGATTAAGGAAGAGAACGAGGCGAATCTTGCCAAAATCAGAAAGCGAGTGCCGAAATATAAATATCCTGTTCACGTTATCACGGCGGCGAATCTGGGATATTTGGCGATGTGGGGAGAAGACTTAAGAATTCGAAAAGAAGACTGTTATTTTATAAGACAGCTGGATTCCCAGAAAGATAAAAAGAAAACGATATTCGGCGGAGGATTCCTGCTGTCAGAGAAGGCAGCAGCAGAGAAGGCAGCAGAGAAGGCAGCAGCAGAGAAGGCAGCAGCAGAGAAGGCAGCAGCAGAAAAGGCAGCAGCAGAAGAATGGAAATTAAGCCAAAGAGAACTTGTAATTGTCAGATCCCTGGGGAGGAGTACCGGTGATGAGGACTTGCCTGATTAATGATTGCAACATCAACAACAACGAACCTGCTTTGTGCTGCTTTGATTGCAGTGACAGGGATGTCTGCCCGGACAGGTGCCCGAGGACGGAGACGACGTTTTGTGTGGGAGTATTGAAAGAAGATGACTGCAAAGGAATTTCTGAGAAGAGCGATCAAGATCCGGAAAGAGATTGATGAGATCGAACAGCGAATAAAGGAAGTACGCGCATCATACATGGCGCCGCGTGCGATACAGTACAACGACATGCCAAAAGCGCACAACACATCCGACCTGTCCGACTATTACGCACGCGTAGAGATATACGTCGATATGCTTCTGGACAGAGAGCGGGAGCTGATCGGAGTCAACGCGGACATCATGATGACGGTCGACCGCATCGCTGATCCGGACGAGAGGCGGGTGCTCATGCTCAGATATGTTGATCAAAAGCAGTGGATAGAAATAGCAAGAGCAATCCCATGCTCAGAGAGATCGGTCTACTACCTGCACGGCCGGGCGCTTAAGAGCCTCGAACAAATCCTGCAGTCCATTGCAGAAAGTAGGATGGTATAATATAAACTGACACAAAACAAGATAAGCCATAGGATTCTTTCCTGTTTTGGGCGTCGCATCCTCCATCGGTGCGGCGCTCTTTTAGCGCACGCCGATAGCGCTATATAAACTATGACACCGCGGGGGCCAACAAGCTCCCGCTTTTGTTTGGAGGTAGGTATGGGCGATCCGAGATGGTCTCCGGCGTGGAAACGACTGAGAGTGCAATGCTACGAACGAGACAAGGCTAAGCACGCAGTCTGTGTGCACTGTGGTCAGCCGATTGATTACGAGGCCAAACCTTCCACGACGGACGACAGCTACGAGCCAGACCACCGGGTCCCCATCGAGACGCATCCCGAGTACGCTTTGCTTCCCGAAAATGTGCAGCCTTCGCATAAAAAATGCAACCGTGCCAGGGGGAGCCGGGCCGGGATCAACAACCTTGGAAAGCGTACACGCAACTGGGGGAAGGGGAGTTGAAATCTTAAGCGAACAAGCGATCGCCAGATCAACCCGCCGCACCATGTTTTATCCCTCCGAGGGAGGGGGGACGCGCCTGCGCGCGCGTTTAAGGAAGAAAGATGAGTAAAAGCACAGTTTTATCCAGGTTCAATTCGTCCGTGAACGAAGCTGTGAAGGACGGGCGATTGGACAGAAAAAAGCACGGCGCTCTGATCGAGGCGGCCCGGAAGCTCGCGGCGACAATGGACCGCGAGGGATGGCCGATCATCGAGGGACGCTTCGACAATGTGACCCCGAGCGCCTACAAGCAATATTGCGAAATACTGCATCTGACTCCGTCGCCCAAGATGACGGAGGTCAAGAAGATCAACAAGAATCTGGTAGGAAACAGTAAGTGGAAACGGGCGTGATTTATGGCTGCGAGGCTCCCCGCATTTTCACTCCGCCGCTCCGGGACCTGACGCCGGAGACGACGTTAGGATTTGAGGTCATTGATTTCGCCGAGGAGGTCCTCCATGTGGAGCTCCTCCCATGGCAGAAGTGGCTCGTGATCCATGCCCTTGAGATCATCGATGATCCTGTTGACGGATGGCGGCTCAGATTCCGCACGGTGGTCGTCGAGGTCGCCCGCCAGAACGGAAAGACCACACTGTCCAAGGTCATCTCCCTGTATTTCCTCTATCAGCTCGAGGTCGCGCTCATCCTCGGCACGGCGCAGGATGTCTCCAACGCGGAGGACGTCTGGCAGCAGGTTGTCGAGATGGCCCAGGAAAACGAACTGTTATCACCGGCAATCAAACATGTCTGGTTTACAAACGGATCGAAGCGCCTGCAGCTGGTCGGCGGCCGAGATTACAGGGTAAGAGCATCGAACCGTAAAGCTGGCCGTGGTAAAACGGCGGACCTTGTTCTTCTGGACGAGCTCCGGGAACATCAGACATGGGAAGCATGGGCGGCACTATCAAAGACAGGGATCGCACGAAAGAACTCCCTGATGTGGTGCATGTCAAACGCGGGTGACGGCACGAGCGTCGTGCTCCGCCACTTCCGGCTGAGGGCGCACGCACAGCTTGGAGATCCGGACGGGGTTGTAAAGGCGATGGGTGAATCAGAACCGGAAGCGGAAGCCTCCGCAGAATCCAGCGCGCTCGGATGGTTCGAATGGTCAGCACCACCCGACGCCGATCCGAAGGATGTACATGCGCTTGCACAGGCAAATCCTTCTTTGGGATACACAATCGAACTCTCCACGCTCATGGCTGCGCAGGCCGATGACCCTGCGGACGTGTTCAAGACAGAATGCCTTTGCCAGTGGGTGACAACGACGGTCGTTCCTCCGTTCCCCATCGGAGCGTGGGACGCAGGCAAAGATGAAAAGAGCACCATAGCGGAGGAGTCGCCGCTATGGTTTGGCATAGATATAGCAGCCGACAGACTGCACACGAGCATTGCGGTCTGTGGGCAGCGGGCCGATGGAGCCTGGCACGTAGAGCTTGCGGAATACAGGACCGGCTCAGGATGGATCGTGAAGTGGCTGCAGACGGCCGCTCCGAATTACGAAGGCGGCATAAAGATCGCTCTGCAGAGCAAGGGCGCGCCGATCGCGTCCATGATGGACGTCATCGCGGCCATTGACGGCGTAGAGGTGATTGAATGCTGCGGTAAGGACGTCGCCGGATGGTGCGGACGCCTATATGACGCGGTCTCCGCCTGTGATGAAAACGCAGAGACAGATGCGGTCCCTGTCTACCACATTACGCAGCCAGCGCTCGACCTCGCCGCGAACATCGCAGTGACAAGGCCAATGGGCGATGGAGCCTGGGCGTGGGACCGGAACAAGAGCATGGAGGACATATCGCCTCTGGTGGCGGTGACGATGGCATTCGGTGCGGCGACTCGTGTGGAGACGACCAAACAGAAGGTATACGACAGCATCTATGAGGAGAGAGGCGTGCTCGTCGTATGAGGAGGACACAGATATGGTGATTTTAGACGGCCTCAGGAATCTTTTCCGGCCGAAATATACGTACGTATACGGCGGAGATTATGGCGTCAGCGTCGCCAATATGAACGCCGCAGAACTCTATAAGACACAGCCCAATCTCCGCGCGGTCATCAGCTTCCTGGCAGACAATGCGGCTCAGGTGCCGATTAAGGTCTATGACAGGGTCAGCGACACGGACAGGCGCAGGATCCTCGACAGTCCCGCGGCGCTTCTGCTCCAGAATCCGAATGAGGACATGACCGCATTCGAATTCAAGCGGTGGATGTATTCGGATTTGCTTCTGTACGAGAGATTTCTAACATTGATCGTTCCGAGTAAATACACGCCGAGCGGATGGGAGCTGAGGCCCATTCCGGCGAACTGGATCCAGAGCTTCAAAGGATCCTCTCCGTTTGCTCCGGAAGCGATTGTGATTTGTGCTCTGAACGGAGGCAGTGCAATCGAGGTTCCGGCTGATAAATTCATCCTGTTTCATGGCTACGACCCGACGGACCCGATGAGGCAGTATAGCCGCATCAGCGCACTCACGGAAACCCTGCACGAGCAGATCGAGTCGAACAGATTCCGGCGCCAGATGTGGCACAGGGGCGGACGATTCAATGCTTACCTGACAAGGCCGAAGGATGTCGCGCAGTGGTCGGAGACCGCTTTTAATCGATTCAAAGAAACGTGGAAAGCATCCTGGGCGGGAAGCGAAGCAGGCGAGGGCGGCGGAATGCCGATCCTCGAGGACGGAATGGAAATCAAGACCGTCCAGTTCAACTCAAAGGATGCGCAGTGGGCCGAATCCGTGAAGCTTTCCAGAGAGGACTGCGCAGCGGTTTATCATGTAAACCCGGCTATGATTTGGCCGGGCAGCGGGCAGACCTACGCGAGCGCTAAGGACAACGCGAGAGCACTTTATAACGACTGCCTTGCGCCGACGCTGATGCAGGCGACCGACCGCCTCAATATGGTCCTGCTCAAGCGAGTAGGAGAGCCGGACGGCCATTATATAGCCTACGACATCACGATCAAAACCGAGGGCACATTTGAGGAGAAGATCATGACGCTCTCCAGTGCCGTCGGCGGGCCGTTTCTTTCCAGGAACGAAGCGAGAGCACGGCTCGACCTTCCAGCGATCGAGGGCGGCGACGAGCTGATCACACCGCTCAATGTGGTCACGGGCGGGCTGGCATCGCCCAGGGACACGGACCCGACGGTCGAGCGGTACAATTCGGCGCAACACATATTGAAAAAGTCGGAGGCGCGCAAGTCGCGCGGCAAACCGACGAAGGAAGAGAGCGAGCAGCTTGCAGCTGTGTATCGCTCTTTTTTTAAGCGCCAAAAGAAGAGCATCCTGTCCAAATTGGGGAGCAAGTCGGCGGAATGGTGGGACGAGGACCGCTGGAACAAAGAGCTTGCAGAAGATCTCTTTGAGAAAGCTTTCGGGCTGAGCAATGCGGCCGCCAAAGAGACGATCGAAAAGCTGTTCGTCGGCGGCGAATACGACCCCGATCGCACAGAGGCATTTATACGAGCCATGTGCAAGCGCCGCGCCGAGATGGTCAACCAGACGACCTACAAGGAATTGATAGAAGCTCTGGAAGCCGATGAGGACGATGAGGACAACGAAGCACTCAAGGCGACGCCTGAGGGCGTATTCGAACACGCTGAGGAGAACCGGGCTAAGAGTGCGGGGCGTGCCTTTGCGGGCGCTCTGATCGGATGGGCGGCAATGGAAGCCTGCCGACAGAACGCGAGACCCGGCCAGAATGTTTTTAAGTCGTGGCTTGTGACATCTCCGAATCCGAGGGCATCACATGCGGCCATGAATGGCGAGACCGTCCAGTATGACGAGCCATTTTCGAATGGAGCCATGTGGCCCGGCGACATTGACAATCTGAATGTCGAAGATGTGGCGAATTGCAATTGCATTCTGGAAGTGGAAGTGAGGGATTGATTATGAGAAAGACAAAAACGATTGACGCCAAAGCCGAAAACGGAATGATCGTCGGCTATGCGTCGACATGGACAAGAGAGCCAGACAGCTACGGTGATGTCGTAGCCAAGGGCGCATTTGCGGAATATATCGAACAGCTCAAAGCGGAAGGCAGAGTCCTTCCGTTTTTGCTTAATCACGATTCCTACAACATCAATGCATTTATCGGGACGGTGGTCGAGCTGGAAGAGGACGACCATGGCCTCAAGTTTGTGGCGACATTCGACGACACGAAGGAAGCGCAGAGGGCGCGTGAGCTTGCCATGGACGGAAGGCTTTGCAAATTCTCGTTCTCTTATGACGTCTTGGAAGCCGCAGAGGTCACTCTGGAAGACGGACGCAAGGCGAACGAGCTCCGCAAGCTGATCATCCACGAGGTGAGCCTCGTGATGTATCCCGCCAACTCCGACACCTCCGTGATTTCCGTGAAGTCCGGAAGGCGAAACAGGAAGTCGGACGAGGACATCATCAAACAGATCATCTCTCTCGCGAACCAGTTACTGGATGACGAGATTGAAGATACACAGGAAGAGCCTAGCGGCTCAGAAGCCAAGGCGGAGGAGCCGGATACGGCCAACGCCAAGGAGCAGAAGAGACGGGAGGAGCTTCTGAAAGAAGCTGAAAATATCATCGAGAAGGAGAAAAAAAGATGAATCTCAAAGAAATGCTCAAAGAAGCTATCGCAGAAATGACAGAGGTCAAGAAGTCCGTCGAGAAGGGTGTGAAGAACGCGGACGAGCTCCAGGCGGCAATCGCCAAGGTTAAGGAGCTGCAGGATAAGGTTAAGGCAGCCGATGAGGCAGAGGCGCTCATGAAGGGCCTCAACTCCGACGGCGGCGAACAGCCTGCAGACGTAGAGCAGAAGGGAGCACAGACTCCCAGAACGATCGGCGAAAACTTCGCCGAGGTTCTCAAGAAAAACAACGCCAGAAAGAACGGCCAGAAGTTCAGATATTTCGCTCCCGCATTCAAGGCAGCGACCGACATCCAGACTTCCCCGGCGGCAGCGGTCGACTTCGCGACGACCTTCGACAGAAATGTGGTCACTGCACCCCGCATTGACCTCGTGATCCGTGACCTGTTCGGTGCGGAGACCATCTCCGGCTCCACTCTGGTCTATCTGGTTGAGGGCGCCATGGAAGGCGAGCCCGCAGAGACCGCAGAGGGCGCTGCAAAGGCACAGGTCCACTTCGCTGATCCCGATCCAAAGACCGTCTCCCTCAAGAAGATCACGGAGTACATCAAGGAGTCCGATGAGTACATCAACGACTATCCTTACCTGGCATCCGCGATCAACGGCAGACTGCTCTATGAGCTCGGTCTGAAGGAGCAGAAAACCCTCGTCGCTGACCTGCTCGCTACATCCGGCATCCAGACCGGAAACATCGCAGCCGGCGCGACCGAGACCGACATTGCCGATGCGATCCTCAAGGCGGCTATGGACGTTCAGGAGCAGTCCGGATTCCCGGCTTCCGCGATCGCGATGAATCCCACCATGTGGTATAACCTCCGCGTCGCAAAGGACGGCGAGAACCGCTACTACGGCGGCGGCTTCTTCGGCCCGCAGAGCGTCCCGAATCTCTGGGGCCTCCCTGTGTGCGTGACTCCCTCCATCGCGGCGAACAAGATCGTTGTCGGCGCATTCAAGACCTGCGGCTCCGTCGTCTCCAAGGACGGCGTCTCCGTCGAGGCGACCAACTCCAACGAGGACGATTTCATCAAGAACTTGATGACGATCCGCGCCGAGGAGAGACTCGTTCTCGCGGTCCGCAGACCTGCAGGCTTCAAGGTGCTGACAAAGGCCTAATTAAGAACGCATAAAGCGATAAAAAACGAACGAATCAGAGAGAGGGGCTAAGGCTCCTCTCTTTTTTGCGAAAGGAGGCCAGTGATGGCACTGAAGACCTACAAGTGGAACGGCGCGACATGGCAGATCGACGACAAGGACCTGCACAGATACCCCGGCGCTGTTCTGGTCGAGAAGGAAGAGAAGAAAGAGAAACAGAAGGAAGATCCCGCCAACAAGTCCGGAAAGGCTCCTAAGACAAAATGATGACGCCCTGGGGCTACGAAGCGGAAGACATCCCGCCGATCATCACGCCGGAGCGCTTCCACGCGCTGACAAATATGGCTTATCGCGATAACCCGCGCATGGAGTCAGCACTCCTCGCGGCGTCCCAGGCGGTCCGTAATTACTGCGGATGGCACATCTGCCCGGCAGTAGAGTGCACAGCACATCCGGACGGAGGGGGCAAGGTTCTGAGGCTCCCTGCGGGCTACGTCTCAGAGATCACCAAGGTGACAGAGGACGGCGAAGAGCTGAGCGAGGGCCAGTATGAATGGAGGCGCGATGGGCTGTTAAGGCGCACACAATTCAAAAGATGGTCGCCCAGATGGGACGGCATAGAAGTTAAGTATACGGCGGGATACGAGGCTAGTGCTGTTCCCGATCTCACGGAAGCGGTGTGCGCGATCACGGCGGGAGTCCTGTCTGTTTCGGCAGGAGTTATATCGGAGAGCGCGGACGGCGTGAGCGTCAGTTACTCGCAGAGTGCCTCGAGCATTGCGGCGGGGCTGACGGCACAGCAGAAAGCGGCTCTGGAAGCTTATAAGGTGGTGAGCAGTCATGGGGCTTAGTTTTTTTAGAGATTCCGTCACCATTTTGAGGGCGCCGCTCAGGAAAAAGAACGGCAGCGAATACCGCGATTGGGAGCAGGCAGATGAGTTTACTCTCGATCGTGTGCAGGTGACGGCAGCGGGCACGACCAGGGACTTTGCCGGGCGAACGGAAAGCATCACCGACGCCCGCACGCTCCGGGCGAGTTATGACGCCGACATCCGGGAGGGTGACAGGGTCGTCTATGACGGCAAATTGTACGAGGTGAATGGAGAAGTCTTTCACACCAAATCGCCGACAGGACGGGCGTCAAGCACAAGATGCACGCTGACAAGGTGGAAAGGCTGATGGGAGCGAAAGTAAGGATTGAACACAACAGTGCCGGATGGGCCGAAGTCTTCCAGTCGGAGGGCATGAAGGCAGCGGTAGACGCAGCTGGCGAGAGAATCGCGGCGGAAGCGGGCGAGCATTTTACCTATACTCCGGCACAGAACAACCGATACACGGTCGCCGGGTTCGTCTCGGGAGATCCCGAGGGGGACATCGAGGAGGCCGTCGACAAGGTACTGACAAAGGCGGTGCACGCATGACGATTAGTGTTGATATCGAGACGGCTCTCTATGAGCTGCTCGAGAAAAAAGGATATAGCGCATCGGCGCACGCGATCCCCGCGTCACTGGGGGAAGACCTCCCGCACATCCATGTCACAAGGACGGGAGGATTTACGACCGACCGAGTCCTGGAAAACAACAGCGTTGATTTTGACGTCTACGCGCTGACAGAAGCGGACGCAATGGAAACGGCCTCGGAGCTCTGCGGATGGATCCGGGACCTCGAGGGCGAGAAGGTCGAGACTACATGCTACGCCTCGGAGGTCACAAGCCTCCCCTACCATAACCCGGACCCGCGCCACCCAAATCTGCCAAGGGCCACCATCAAAGCACAGATATTAGTGAGAAACAAGGAGGTATAAATAATGCCCAAGAATTCGGATGTGCGCATCGGCGCACCGGACCAGAAAGTAACAGGAGCGATTAAACATGCCCCGCTTGGGACGACCGTTCCCAATCTGGAAAGCATCACAAAGGCAAAGGTGACGATCGACGAAGCATTCACCGGCGACGAGTACGTCTCCGAGGACGGCCTCACACTGGCGCCTTCCATGAGCACAACGGAGATCAAGGATTGGAGCGGCGCGACCGTTCGCAAGGTCCTGGAATCTTTCGACGGCACGCTCGCGTGGACGATGATCTCCACCAACGCCGGAGCGCTCAAGATTGCCTTCGGTGATAAGAATGTCAGCGAAGTGGCCGCAACTGCGAACCACGGCAAGCAGGTCATGGCCATGCTTGGCGCGCATCTGCCCGAGGAGCAGGCGTGGGTATTCCTGATGAAGGACGGCGACGCCAGAATCGTGATCGTAGTCCCGGACGGACAGATCACGGAGGTCGGAGAGGTCACGTTCGCGTCCAACTCCGCAGTGAGCTGGCCGGTAACCCTGTCCTGCTATCCCGATTCCACGGGAACATGCATCTACATCCTCACGGATGACGGGCAGGTGGTGACCGCATGAGGACATTCAGCGTAAAGAAGACTGAATATTTTAAATTTCAGATCGAAGGCAACGAGAAGATCTACAGAATCCCGCTCGCCACGTCGATGACCAACCGCGAGCTGCTCGCGTTTAAGAAAGCCACCGGCGACTACGAAAGCCAGATCGAATGGCTGCGCGGCTATATCGGCGACGCGGTCGACGACCTGACGCCTGAGCAGACCGGGGAAATCATTCGCGCATGGTCGAAAGACACGAGTGAGCAGGGGGCGACCGTGGGGGAATCCTGAGCCTTGTCCAGATCATAGAAGATCATGACCGCGCGCTGGAATACGACCTCATGACGCGGACGGGGCGAACCTTGACTGAATATATGCACATGGGGGCGGCCGGAAAGGTCGCCCTCTTATCGTTTATCAACCATTTGCCGCCCGACTCCGCACTCAGAGCAGTGATGGAGCCGGAGGACAAAGTCGGCGAGTGGTTCACCACGAAGAAAACGAACATGATCCTTGCGGACCTCTTTGATGTCTTTGTGCAGTCAAAGACCAAGAAAGGGCGCAAGGCGAAGGAATACCCGAGACCGAAACAGAAGAAACGGATCGGCAGAGGAGCTGTCCCGATCAGTGAATTCTGGGATTGGTGGAATGGGGGTGATGATTAATGGCAAATGGTGGCGGAACAGAGGTCGCAAGAGCTTATGTGACCATTATTCCTAAATCAGACGGCACATCGAATCAGGTGATTGACAGCGTGGTCAATCCGATCAATGACGCAGTGGGCAAAGCCGGGACGAACGCGGGCGGACTGTTCAACAGTAACCTGGGGAAGATACTCGGCAAATTCGCGGCACCTGCGGCGATCGGAGCGGCACTCGTGGGTGTGGGAAAATTCGCGGTAGATGCTTTCGACGAAGTTGATACCGGTATGGATAACCTCATTATCGCGACAGGAGCGACCGGGGACGCGGCAGAGGCACTCGGGGACGTTTACAAGAATGTGGCCCGGAACGTGGTCGGCGACTTCGGCGACATCGGCTCCGCGGTGGGTGAATTAAATACCCGTCTGGGGCTCAATGATGAGCAGCTCGAATCCGCATCGGAATCTGCTATGAAATACGCGCAGGTGACGGGACAGGATGCGACCAAAGCGATCCAGGACGTCACGAAGATGATGAACAATGCCGGGATCCCCGCAGAAGAATATGGAGCGACCCTCGACAAGCTGACCGTCGCCGGGCAGCAGGCAGGCGTCGATGTAGGGAAACTGGCGCAGACAGTCAACCAGAACGCTGCAAGCTTCAAGGAGCTGGGATTCTCGACCGACGAAGCGATCGCCATGCTTGCTCAATTTGACAAGAGCGGCGCTGACACATCCGGCATCCTCGCCGGCATGAAGAAAGGCGTGCAGAACTGGGCCAAGGAAGGCAAGAGCGCCAAAGACGGATTCGCGGAATTCGTCAAGGGCGTCGAGGACGGCTCGCTGACAAGCGCGGACGCGATCGAGTTGTTCGGCGCCAAGTCCGGCATCGCCATGTTTGACGCAGCTCAGAAAGGTCAGCTGTCGTTTGACGACATGCTCACGGCCATCGAGGGGAGTGCGGGAGCGCTCGACACGGTCTATGAGTCCACATTGGACGCACCGGACAGGATGGCGCTCGCATGGCAGAATGTCAAGATTGCGGCGGCAGATGCGGCGGCACCGCTCATGTCGCTTGCGGCTGATGTCCTCACGGGCGTGGTGATCCCCGCGCTCCAGTGGGCGAGCGAGAACGTGAGCGTGTTTATGTCGAACATAGGCGCTTGGTATGACCAACATATCGCGCCGGTAGTGGCGCAGATATCGACGTACATCCCGCCAATCCTGTCGGCGATCGGCTCGCTCGTAATGAGCACCGTGCAGACCATCGGCAACATTTTTAATCAGGTCATGCCGCAGATCCAGCAGCTCGTGCAGGATGTGTGGCCGGACATCCAGACTATCATCACAACGGTCATGTCCATCCTGCAGCCGTTTGTAGTGACCGCATGGAATGTCATAAGAAACATCATGACTAACGCGATGAACGGCATCAGCAACGTTGTCAAATTGGTGTGGCCTGTCGTCTCGTCGCTGATCAGAACGCATGTCAGCACGATCAAGACGGTGATCACCAACATCAGCACGGTCATCTCGAGCGTCAAGAGGACATTCAACAGCATCAAATCGGCCATTTCCGAGCCCATCCAAAAGGCGAAGGATACGGTCGAGAAGGTAATCAACGGAATCAAGGGATTCTTCCCAATCAGCGTCGGCAAGATCCTGGACAACATCAAGCTGCCACACTTCACGGTGGACGGCGGTGAGTTCCCCTACGGCGTAGGAGGAAAAGGTTACATGCCATCGTTCGGCGT